GACTGCTTTTCGGTGACAACGAGCGATATGACGTTCCACGATCAGCTAATCCAATTCTACCACGGTCGATTGAGGCAATAATGGCTGGCGATAACGCATATCGAAATTCCGAAAAGATCAAGCGGCGTAAATTTATCGATGATATTATTCGTACAGGTAAGTGTGCTGATTGCGGTATATCTAATCCTTTATTACTACAATTTCATCACATTCAGCCACGTCACCCAAAAATACTAAAAATTAAAGATATGGCTCAACAAATAAGATCGTGGGAATTCATCAAGACTGAACTAGCCAAGTGTGTAATAGTGTGCGCCAATTGTCACATATTACGCCATCATGTCGAACAATCCGGATACTTTGCAACAGGAGTGAGCATTGAGCAATAACATCGAAGTAGCCAAAAATATTATACTTGAGGCGGGGCAGACAGTCGTAAAGGGGCGACCGGGGGTTCACGGGTCGCCTGAAAATTCGTTCCAAATGATAGCCGATCTATGGTCGGTTTATATTCGGCACGCGCATTACGCGCGGCATTTAGAAGAAATCAAAGTAGAATTGCGCCCGGTCGATGTGGCGCAGATGATGGTTCAGCTCAAGCAGGCACGGGCAGTTTATGGGAATCCCCAAAACCGCGACAACTTCGTAGACGGTACCGGGTATTCCGCACTGGCTGGGATGTTGCAGTTAGATGACACAGCGCCGAAAGAGGAAGAAAAATGACGACCCTGTTTAATAATACCGGAATCCATGCCATAGTTGACGGTCAGTTCGGTTCCACCGGGAAGGGGGCGTTCGCTTATTGGTTGGCGAAGCAAGCCCACGACAGCCATCTAAATATCGAGGGGTCCATCTATTCGGGCGGGCCGAACTCCGGCCACACGTTCTATCACAGCGGCGAAAAGCACGTGAATAAACAGCTGCCGTCGTTCGCGGTAGCGATGACCCTGCTGACCAACCGGGGATTCTATGCCTACCTTTCGGCGGGGGCGGTAATCCATCTCCCCACTTTATTCGAGGAGGCACGCAGATATCCGAAAGTGCACGTCCTAGTCCATCCCAACGCCGCGATTATATCGGATGAAGATGTAATCGAGGAAAATAGAGGCACTATTGCTGAAGTGGCAGGAACTAGATCTGGAACGGGCGCGGCTCTGGCGCGAAAAATCAAGCGCGATCCCGAAGCCATCTGGGGTAAGTGGGAATATATGGAGGATATACCCCAGAATATTCAGACACTAAATCATCGGTTGAAGCCCGAGGATCGGCCGTATATTATGGAAGTAGCCCAGGGCTTTTCGCTGGGAATCAACCAGCCATTTTACCCGAAGGTAACATCCCGCGAGTGCACGGTGGCGCAGGGTCTATCCGATGCTGGACTCCCGCCGCACGCCGTTAAACGCGTTTATATGTGCATCCGTACTTTTCCGATCCGGGTAGGCAACGTGGATGGGTTCTCGTCGGGCGATTGGTACCCCGATCAAGACGAAATAACGTGGGAGGCGTTAGGCGTAGAGCCTGAACTTACCACGGTAACGCAACGAGTTCGGCGCGTGGCTACGTTTAGTCTGGAACAGTTCAGTGCGGCGTTGTGGGCCAACTATCCTGACTTTGTGTTTGTTAACTTCCTCAACTACTTGCCACCTGACCACCAAAAGGAGTTTCTTGATGACCTCAAAGCGAATCGCCCATTCGGAGTCCCGCCCTACCGAATCATCGAAGGTCACGGGCCAAATGCCGCCAATATCAAGGCCCCTCCTGATCAGATTGCCTATTGAAGCGGAGCCGTACCGTGATGACATTCGCCGATTCCTTGAGGCTATGGTCTACAAGCTCGGCAAAAATTCACATAAAGGCAGATGGGAGAAGCTTAATCTGGAAGATATCTTGGAGAAACTCGAAGCTGAAAGAGACGAGTTGGTCGAATCCGTCGCTAGGGGGAACATGGTCGAGATTCTGCTCGAAGCAGCCGATGTGGCGAACTTCGCCCTCATCATTGCATCAATGGTAGTGGAGCGCGGCGAATGATCTTCAGCGAAATGGACCACCGTCTTTCGGTGATAAAGCGGTGGTCAATCGTTCACACGATTCAACAACAATCCGTGGCGGAGCATTGTTTCAATGTGGAGCGGATAGCTGTTCGCATCGCTAAGGAATGGCTCGATTTTAACGACGATCTGGTCTTGTTTGAAATTTCCCAATATGCCCTCCATCACGATGATTTCGAGGCGGTGAGCGGTGACGTTCCGTCCACGGTGAAGCGTTACTTTAACGGGAAGCTCGCCGAAAGGGAGCATGAGGATATTATTCCTATCCGGTCCGATCCACCATCCTCGATCAAGAATGTAGTGAAGCTAGCCGATCGGTTGGAATGGTACTGGTTTTTGACGATGGAATCGGCACTAGGAAATAAATACATAGAAGATTATAGGCTGGAGCTTTATGGTATAATCCACGCGTTCGCCGCAGAACACTACGCCACGCATCTGTCAAAGGTGCTCGAAGAGATGCGTGGTATGAAACCAATGCTGCGGGATTATAAGTGGCGGTGAAAATATACTTGACGCGGGTGCGGGGCCATGTTATAATGGAGATCGGCTAGGAGACAGGTAATGGATATCCGATCAGAAACTAGAAAGCGTCGCTTGCGCGTTGTATTCGAAGGCCGACAGCGGCAGCTGGAAGCAGAACGCTCGCTGCCCTGGCCTCCGACTGCCGAACAGAGGCGTTCCTATGGAATAGCAATTGGCAAGTACGATCGAGCGAGAAAAGCCTGGCGCACTTACAGAGGCTGGAGATAAATGATGGAATTACTGAGTGTTCAACAGGCAGCCCTTACAGCGGGGTCGCAAAAGACGGGCTACGCTTACTACATGGAAATGGGTTTGGGCAAGACTCTCGTCGCTTACCACGATTTTCTCGACAAGGTGGTGAAGGGACAAGCCCATCGAATGGTGGTGGTATGCCCCAACTCATTCAAGGGCGGCTGGGTTGACGAAGCAATCAAGCATAACCTAGAAGTCACCACTCACGTGTTCCATAGTGGCAACGATTACGATAACGCTCGCTTCGCCCGTGGGCCGTTCAACCGGCCACCAGTTCTCATAGTGAATTACGAGGCGATACGATCGGAGCGTGTTCAGGATTACATCTTCAAGTTCATACAGAATCGGCCCTGTTTCATCGTATTTGACGAGAGCATTCAGCTTAAAAACAACAAGTCGGAGCAAACCCAAAGCGCTCTCATCCTTGCTAAACACTTCAACTTCCGTCGCGTCCTTAGTGGAAAGCCAATCACGCAAGGCCCCCACGATCTTTGGGGTCAAATGCGCGCGATCGGTCTCCTCGATGGTAAAAATTATTATTCCTTCAAGACGGCCTTTTGTCGGATGGGCGGCTATATGAATAAAAAGGTGATTGGGGCTCAAAATGAAGACATCCTTTCGGAGTTAGTGAATCACGCGATCTTCCGGGCCACCAAGACGGAGTGGACTGATTTGCCGCCGAAACTGTACACCCAACGTGAATACGAGATGACCCCGCTCATGCGCCAACAATACCGGCAAATGGAGCAAGAGTTCGTTCTTTGGCTCGAGAATGGTGAAGACGTAAGTGTCGAAGCTGCCATCACCAAATACATTAAGCTCGCACAAATAGCATGCGGGTTTATTATTAAGGAAGATGGTACAGTCAGCGAACTGATCTCTCCCACCGCGAACCCCCGCATAAAGCTGATCAAAGAGATCATAGAGCGTGAAATTACTGGCAAGGTAATTATCACATACAACCATCGGTATTGCTTCAAAATTCTCAGCGAATCGTTCGTCGATTACAACCCCGCATGGATTCAAGGGGGTATGACCACAGACGCTCTGAGACATCAGCAAGAGTTGTTCAACAACGACCCGAAATGCCGAATTCTCCTCGCGCAGATACGCGCCTCTAAGTATGGATTCACGCTGCTTGGTGGGCCGGAGCCCGAAAATCGCTGCGCTACTACCATCTTTTTCGAAAACACTTTTAGTCTCGATGACCGAAGTCAGGTTGAGGACCGGAATCATCGCCATGGGCAAACCTCCGAAAAGGTGCTATACGTTGATTTGTTCGGTACCCCGCTCGATTACCGCGTGAATAGTGCACTACAACTGAAAGAAGGTATCTTCCAGACAGTGTTCTCCAAGCTACGACGAGCTAATAACTCCCTACTCCGCGCTTCTTCTTAGCCGCGAGTAGCTCGCGCATCTTCTGTTTGTTAGCCTCCTTGACTATCGCCTCCATCTCAGGAGGAATTTCGGATTTCTCAGCTTTACGGGCTTGACGCGCCGCAGCCTTTTTAGCAACACGAGGTTCAGGCGCAGAAAGGTCCATCGTCGGCTGCTCGGCCGGCTTAGATACAACCGATTTTGGTCTTGTGATAGCCGCATTTGGAATTACCCCCTTCCTAAATGCTTTAGGATCGGGCAACCAGCTTTCCGATTCCGGCATTGTTTCCAACGCTTCTTTAGTCGTCGGCGCTCTGCCGGTCTTCTTCGCTGGAGCAGACAGCAGAGCCTTTGGAGCAACAGTCTTAGGGGGCACCACCAACCCCTGCTTGGCAGCGGGGGGCGTAATCTTCGTAACCGCGCCGCCTCCTTTCATATATTGCTCCATCGCACGCTTTTCAGCTTCGCCAAGTCCCTTCACCGGCAAGGTTGTCGAAGTAGGAGCAGACACTATGCTCTTTGGAGTGGCATTCTGAACTGGAGGAGCTGGTTGTGCCATTCTCTGCGGCA